AAAACAATGCCTATGCCTTTTTGAAAAAGCATATTCAAGATGGGCTCGGTACATATTGTCCGACTAACTTCCTTATTTTTAGGAACAAAAGAAAGACGGTTACCTTCGCAAAACTCGTATCCAAGGCGTTTTGACCGAAAAAGTTCAACGTCGGTCCAAAGCTTGTCATTAGAGATTGCCTGCCTAAAAAGTAACGGCAGTTGTGGATCAGTATGAGCCATAGAGCTCTCCGCATACTTACTATAAAAGTCAGTATTTGGAGTGCCGATATTGGACCCAGATCCTAAACCAAGGTGATTTGCAATGTCACCAAGATTAAGGAGAAAGGGTTCCCTAAAACTATGACCATCGTCGTCTAAATAACGAGGGTTAAAGAAATCCCATAGGTTAGCTTTAAGCTCTCCTAAAAGGAATTCTTGTTCTAGGGTCTTCGGGAAAACACCGTGAAACTTTTCACAGTGTTCATTACAACTTAGAAAAAGTTGCAATGCAGCATCGTCACGTTTGTCATCTTGCTCGTCATTATGAAATTTCTTTAATAACGACTTGCTAATGGCATTCATAGCTATCTGCTTGGGCTTAAGTTCAGGTTCATTTGAACAAGTCCAACCCGAATCATAAAGATCTAGATGAAGGCATGCTTGAAGTTCATCAGTATTTAGTAACATGATAACTCCTTACAGGAAATAACATGGTTATTAGATCAGGATTTCACCAAAAATATAATTGTCACTAAAAGAAAGCCAATTATAACGGCTTCTGTAGCTATAATTATAGAGACAGTGATTCCTGATTTAGATAATCCCGCTAACACTAGTATCCCCAATACCAGCAGACTGCTGGCTAAGGGCACCAATGTGTGCGGACAAAGCAGCGCGTATGTTAGCGGCATCCGCCAAATCAGCTCCAGCCGGGACTTCAATAGTCGTGGTGATGAGCATGGTTTGGTAAGGCTGACCGGCAAGAGGTAAAACACCCTTACGGGTGTTGACCTTATACACGTTCTTAGGTACGTTATTTATAACACCTGTAACGCTGTTTGCCTTACCGAGCTGCTTAAGAATAGCAGGACGGAAGGCAGCAACGGTAAACGGAGCAGCTACTGAATGAACAGAAACGCCAGTCTGCGTACCACCTAATGCAGTAACAGCGTTCTGCTTCCCGTTAGGATTGGGAGGCGTATCAGCTGTAAGCGTATAAGTGGGCGTAGTAAGGCCCGTTTGAGCAGCACCAGTAATTGGTGAGGTGACAGTAATAGTCATAAAGACTTTCTAGAGAGGGTGAAATTCATAATTTGAATTTGAAAACACCCGATTGTGGGAAGATTCGCTCGCCTTTCTGTACAAGTAGTGCCAACATATTAGCATACTGAATCGGAGATGTAGGAATTTTAAACATCAACGACGGCATGTGTGGTGTGTCAGCATAACGTGAAACAGTAACGCGCTCGTGCTTTGCCGGCGACACAAAACCGGACGATGCTTGAAGCAAAGGTTTTAAAGCTTTGTCAGCAGACGAATCACTCAATATGCCTACTTGGATTGTTTGAGTAGTGCGTATAGTAGTGTTCATCCACCTGACATCAGCAGATAGCCCAGCTTGAGCATCAAGTACATCGCCAATATTGACGAAGTAATCGATCAAAAATGACCAGGGAAGTAATTCCCATATAGTCGGAACGAACTGTTCGACAGTTAAGCCAAACTGTTCGGCCGAATAGATGGCCAAATTACTAGAAACAGCGACAATTCCCTTTATTCTGCAAGTGGTTTTTTCTGTACTCTTTAAGTTAGAGAGCCAGTTCTTTCCATTGGTAGAATGTTGAAGAGTGTCGCCAGCAGCGATTTGCTTCTCAAAAGATCCGAAACCTTGGCAGGGCCGAAATATTTGGTTATTAGCCAGATTATTCCAAGCCTTTTTTGCAGCCGAGATATCAGAAATTAGAGGAAGTAGACCGAAGCGAGCTTCTAGCCACAAACTACTGAGGTTCTTTTTAAAACTCGGACCTTTACCTTTAGCTTTAGAAATATTGCTTAGGTAACTGTTTAGAATATTAAAAGCGCCTGCAGCAGGATGTTTGATCATATTGATAACCTGATGGAATTCGCCAAAAAAGATACCAGATTGAAAACTGGTACGAATGTTGGAAGCCTCCTTCAGGAAAGCAATAAGTGCCTTGTTATAAGCAGTTGACGACGAAGATATAGCACCAAAATTAGAACCGTCAGAAGGCAACCTGCAAATTTGTGCAATGTCGCCACTAACGGTTAAATGGTGCAACGTCTTGTCTTGCGGGTTGAAATGGTCATAAAACCATATACTGCCCGATCCGGTGCCACCTTCATAAGTATCATAGACACCATTCAAGGTAGTAGTAGCACTAAGACCAAGTTTAATTCTTTGTTTCCACCCTTTGAACGACTCCCCTGTTCTTGTTCGCAAGAGCTTACCAGCTCCAGCTTTCAAGAAAACAGGAGAAGCGCCATTAGTGTTGAAACTAGTAACTAAACCTGATTTATAGATACTATTATCTCGAAATGATGTCATGAGAAGGTTCCGAACTGCTGGAGATATAATGCCATAGCGGTATTCCGCATAGGAGGCCCCGAAG